TGCTGGGAAATGAAATCCGGGCCGCTCTGCGTGTGGGTGCGACCGAGCGGGAATTACAATCGGCCGCGGAACGCCTGCTCAACTTGGCGGCTTGATAGTGATGATGTCGCGCCAACAGCAGATTGGTTGAAGAGGTGTGCAATATCCGCCTCATCGCCAACAGCCTTGCGCTGTTCGGCAATCGCGGGGTAGCCTTTGGCGAGGACGGCTTTCGCGTCCCCTCGGCTGATGCCTGCCTTGCGCAGGATTTTTTCGAGTGTCAGGCGAGGCGGCAGACTTGATTTGCCCTCGTCCCCTGTCTCGGTGTCTTCGCTCAGTAGGCTCATGGCCCGGCGGGCGAGTTGGGCCACGGTGGCGAGCGTCTCCGCGGTGGGCTCCATCGTGCCGGCGGCGTAGGCGTCGCACATGCCGGATGCCTGTTCGAGCAGGTCGCAGGCGGCGTCGATGTCCTCCGCGGCGGCCTTCACGAGCGTGATCTGGGCCTGTTCGTTCATCGGGAAGGTCACGAGGGACACCTCCCACAGCTCCAGCTTCTTCAGCGTGCGGGTGCCCGTGTCGTAGTCGTAACTGGCGTCGATCGTGGAGTAGCCGATCGACATGGAGTCGAGCGCGCCCATCTTCGCGAGCGTGTGGGCCTCGTTGCCGCGCGGGGTGTCGGCGAAGCGGCCCTTGACGTACAGGCCTTGGGGCGTTTCCGTGGCCGCGTCCCAGACGCCGATCAGTTCGCCGGTGTCGTGCTGCCACAGCATCTTGGGCTTGCGCTGGGTCAGGGACTCGGCGAAGGCGCCGGGCAGGATGATGTCGTTGCCACTGTCCTTGTTGCCGAAGGTGGACGCCCACCCCTCGACGGTGCGGTCGTCGCCCTCCGCCTTGAGCTGGAGCGCGAAACTCTTGTGTTGGATTTTCATGTGGAACGTCCGTGTTGTTAAAGTGCTGCCGTGATGTGCTCGGTCGCGATCACCTCGCCGTTGAACAGCAGGGTGAAGCGCGCGAGGTAGATGAGTTCGTCGCAGTAGAGGACTTGTGCTTTGACCTGAATGTCGATCGATGTGCGTTTGCGGAAGTCGGCGGCGATGACGTTGCCGGACTGCGAGAGGATGCGTCGTGGCGTCAATCTCTCGTTCCGACTATTCGTGAATCAGCGGCCGACTTCGCAAGATCCTTCTCAAGGGCCGCCCGGCAGTCATGGCTAGGCAGTACCATTGCGGCTTTCAGCTCGTCGAATTGCGCCGTGAGTGCTTTCACGCGATTCGAGAGATCTCCCAATGCGGCAATCGCCTTATCCGCGTCTACCGTAATCCTGACAGTCATCTCGCCGATTTCGGCTTTCGTTTCTTTTTTCATTCAGCCTCCGAATAACCCATTGTGCAACGACAATTTATTACCATTTCTGCGCTGGCTGAAGGATCTCCAGGGCGGTCCATCTCTTCGCCACCGACGATGAACTTTTCATCCATCGGGATGGCGCCATACCCGGCCATGTCTGCGTGTTCGGGTCTCGTCCGGCTGTCGAGGGTCGGCAACCATTCCTTCAGCATCTTCACGCCGAGCTTGTCCTGCGCCTGCCTCACGCTCTCCGCACCGGCGTACGTCGCGGCGGCGTGCGTCTCGGTGCGCGCGATCAGTTCGGAGCGCCACCCCGATAGGTCGGTGACGTCGCTGATGTTCGACGCGATCTCCGCCGTGCCGAGGCCGTCCTCGATACCCGACGAAATGGCGGCAAGCACATCCGCTTCGGACGTGTCGGCGATCAGCTTCGACCGCTTCAGCCCTTCGGTGTGGACCCAGCGGTTGGCGAGGTCGATGAACAGGTCGTCTTCGGCGGTGGCCTTGAACCGGCGACTCTTGACGTGTGACAGGCTCAGCGCGCCGAAGACCGGGGCGATCTTGCGGTAATGCGTGGAGAGGGTGGCGAATAGTTGCTGCTGGTGCTCATCGACCAGGTGGAAGAAGTTCGGTACGCCGTGCTCGCGGTAGATCGCGGCGCAGGCGGTGATGAATGTGTCCTTGTCGGCGACGATCTTCGGTTTCAGTGCGGCCTCGAACCGGTCCAGCATCCGCAGGAAGGCGGCGTGCTGTGCCGAAGGCGTCATCCGTAGGCCAGTTTGGTCAGTCGTTCGGCCCGTTCCTCGGTGTACCCGTTCTTCATGAGCCACGCGCGGTGCTTCTGCGCGGCGTTCGGATCGTCAGGTACTCCCGTGTAGTTGCCTGCGAGCGGGTCCTGTGAAGAATCGACGTTCTGGTTGATCCCCAGCGCCACGATGCTCCCGTCCACGCCCAGCAGGATGCCGCGGCCGTCGAGCAGGATGGCGTCGCCGATCTGGGCGGGCAGGTCGTCCTGGCCCATCGCCCGGCGCTTCTCGTTGATCGTCATCGTCTTCGAGGCGTTGATCCGGTCCGACTTCTGCTTGCGCAGCGGCTCCAGCGCGGGGATCGTTTCCTCGTCGTACCAGAGGATCACGTCGTCCCCGTAGAGGGGCGCGAGCCAGCGGTTGAATCCGTCGTTCACGATGCCAAGTAACGGCAGGACGGTGTCCGTCCACAGCGCCAGCTTGGCCTCGGAGTAATTCGAATAGGTGTTGTCGCCCGGAATCCCGAGCAACTGCGGCGGGACGCCGAACGCGAGCGCGATGTCTCTGGCGGCGCTGGCCTTCCCCTGCAGGAACTCCATGTCCTTCGGGTTGAGGGACATCTCCTTCCAGTCCAGTCCGCCTTCCAGCAGCACCGGTCGCCCGGCGTTCGCCGGTCCGGAGTACTGCTCGTCGATCATCGCCTTGACGCGCTGGTACTGCTCGTCGGAAAGCGTACCGCCTTTACCGTCGGCCCCGGTTACGACCAGCGCCCCGGAGGGCCGCGCGCCGTTCTCGATGAGCCGCTTGTTCCACTTCTGCCCGTCGTTGTGGATGTCCACGCCGAGGGCGGCGGCTTCCAGCGGGCTCATGCCGTACCAGGCGTTCAGCGGGTTGAAGGTCTTGAGGTGCAGGACCGCCGAGCGCCCGGAGATCTGGTCCACCGGGAAGACGGTCGTGGTGTTCGGGTTCGGCTTGTACTCGTACTGCTTGGGCAGCACCGCCCCCGGTTCGATCTTCACCTTGCCGGGGTTCAAGAGTTGCAGTTCGGTCGGCGGCTTCGACTTCCGTACCGTCGGGTCGATGCCGTTGCCGAAGACGTAGGCGTTGCCGGCCAGCCGGTGGTAGCTCACCAGGTGGCGGATGAATTCTTTGCCCGACTGGGCGGGGTTCGGGTTCTCGATCAGGTCGAGCAGCGGGTGCGTGTCGAGCTTGTCGAGCTTACCCGTTCCGATGTTCTTCTTGTAGATCTGCGGCTCGACCGACGCGACGGCGGCGGCAACCATGTTGATGCACGCGAATGCGACGACGCACTCGATGTACCCTTCGGTCGCGAGGCGGTCATACCCGGCCCCGGTCAGGCCCGAGCGGGCACCCCCGAGGGACAGGAAGAACGTGCTGCTCTTGCGCGAGGCCGGTGGGGCGTCCTTGCGGCGGAAGGGCCAGACCATCAGAGGGACCGGATGCGGATTGCCGAGACGAGTCGGCTGCGGACCCAATCCAGGTACTGGCTCAGTCCGTCGACCTGATCGTCGTGTGTTCCGTTCGGGAAGTGCATGATCTCGCCTTCAAAATCTGTTAACCACGCCGCGTGGCGGGGCAGCCGCACCCGACCGGCTTCGATCATCGCCGACACGGCCGAGGCGCGTGTGATCTTGTCGCCGTGCGGGGTGATCGCGATGACCGGGAGTTGTGTCTCTTTGCGGATGTCCTGAAGGAGTGACTGGCCGCTGGCCTTGTCCTCGATCAGAACCGCGTTGGCGTTCCATTCGGCCGCGTGGCGGAGGATGGTCGCTTTTAATTCCGGGTATTCCATGCGGGCCACGATGGCGTGCAACAGATCGTGCCCGTCCTCGCGCTCGCCGAAGGTCAGGCAGCACGACGGATCGTTGTGCGCGCCCTTCTTGTAGGCCGTGTCCCAACTCTGGACGACGCTCTTGTACTTCTCCTCCGGCTTGTCGTAGCGGGGGAACCAGTGCAACTTCAGGATGCCGCCCTCGGCCGGAGCCGGGCGCTGCTGGTAGAGTGCGTTCCAGTCCCGCGAGCCGATGGACGTTCGGATCTTCGCGAGCGTGTCGAGCGGGAACGCTTCGGGCCAGAGCGCGTCGCCGGGCTGGCGTCCGATCGCGTCTTCGGCTTCGGCGATCGCCGGGAGACAGAGGACGGTCCAGTTCTCGTGCGGCTGCGTTTCGAGCAGCCACCCCGCGAGGTCGTCGGTGTGCCAGCGGGTCATCACGACCACGATCCGGCCGCCCGGCATCATGCGGGTGTAGGCGGTGGACGTGTACCAGTCCTTGTTGCGCTGGCGAATGGTGGGGCTTTCGGCCTCCTCCCGGTTCTTCACGGCGTCGTCGATGAGCAGCAGGTGCGAGCCGCGCCCCGACATGGGGCCGCCGATGCCGGTGGCGAAGTACGCCCCGTCGAGTTCGCTGGCCTCGTTGCCGACCTGCGTGATGTGGAACCGCTTGGCGGCCTGGCTGTCGCCCTTGAGCGTGCAGCCGGGGAAAATCTGTTGGAACGCCGGGTCGGCGATCTGGTTGCGGACCTTGCGGCCGAAGTCGTCGGCCAGCTCCTGGGCGTAGGTCGCGGCGATCAGGTAGTGGCTCGGGTTCCGCCCCAGATACCATGCGGGGAAGAACTCGCTGACCAGCATCGACTTGCCGGCGCGCGGCGGCATGAAGATCATCAGCCGCGTGATCTCGCCACGCTCGACGGCTTCGAGGTGGCGGGCGATCAGCCGGTGGTGCCGCGAGGCCTGGTAGCCCGGCCACTGGTAGGCGGCGTAGGCGAGCAGACGGGAGTGGGCGAAGTCTTCAGGAGTCGGCTGCAAGCGCGGCGGCTACGGCAGCGTCGCGCTGCTCTTTGGTTTGGGTAACGATGGGGCCGCCGTTGGGGCCGCTGATTTCCGTCTTGTCGGTGAACATGCCGAGGTGGCGGGCGAGGCTGTCGAGGGCGCCCTTCTTGTCGGAGAGCTTGATCTTGTGCAATCTGGCCGTGCCGGCGTGCTGCCGCTTCAGAGCGCCGCCGTGCGGCTGGCCTTCCAGTTCTTCGTGCGGTTCACCGGCGACGCGCCTGACTTCGACTTCCAGGCCGGCGATTGCCGCCGCGGTGTCGTCGTCGAGGTCCTGCAGGGGGATCAGGTTGCCTTCGGCGTCGAAGGCCTTGCGAATGTCGAGAAAGGCCAGTCGGGCGTACTCCTTGAGGACGCGCTCCTGGGTGATACCCGTCTTCGCCGCGAGTTGTTGACGCGCTTCGGCGATTGCGGCCTGAAGCTTAGGGCGTGTTGACGTTCCTCTGCTTGCGTAGCCGGATGAACCCGAGGGTCAGAT